TGTAAAATTCGGCTTTGCGAATTTTTATTTTGTTTTGGACGGGCATCCAATATTTACCAAGCCCAGAGTATGATTAAGTTTTCGTTTCCTCGGCCATTCCATTTGGTTTCTGTGGCCTTGATTTCACTGAATGCTTTGCGAGCAGCCGGCTTCCCGCCGCCAATGACTGCTTTAATTTGTTCGGTTGGTTTTCGCAAGGTTTTTTGAACTGTTTGCAAAGAATCAAACCCAACCACAGCCGACCCCTTGACCGTAAAGGTCCCAATATGGCTATCTGACATAACATGAATTAACTTGCGTTTGGCAGTATCGTAGAGCCAAGCTTCACTAGCATTAACAAGTTTTGTGACTGGTTCTGATTTAAGTTTAAGCTCATCAAACTCTTTCATAAACTTAAATTTACGAGTTAATTTTTCTGGACTTACTACTTTTTTAGCACGTGGCTTACGTTCTACTTTCTTAAGTTGAACATAGCTGTTGCAATCATTAATTACCGTTTCGCAAAATTTAACGCAATTTCTTAACTGTATTTTAGTAAGGTGACTATATCCTTCAACCAGGTCGGCATCCTCACCTGTCAATACTTCATTAAATTCAGCAAGACGCAATTCCCAAACAGCCGATACTGTGCCAACCATGTTGGGACTAATGTTCATACCACGCATGAGTTTGATTGGGCTGAAGTCAGCTGACATTTTGGCACCGGCCACAACAAAGTCGTCAAACATGCCTTCGAGCTCACCACAACACTCAGACACTTTTTCACGTAAGTGATCTTGGATTGTCAGCTTGGCCACAGCCGTGTCGGCATCAACTTCGCTTTGAGCTCGCTTAATTTCCTGTTTAGATTTAAGCATCTGACTAATTTGATCATCTACAATACACTGCTCGTGTTCGGTAAGCTCTAACCCAATCAAGGTCATGCGACAAGCCCAGGCCGGTGTTAGTCTGATCTGGTTATCTGGAATACCACGCATGAGTTTGGCATCTTGGGGCCTATGGTTGTGTTCTAAATACTGTACTAGCATGTCCTTGGCATCTTTCTTGCCATAATGATAATTGTACCAGTTGAATGCTTGTGCTAGGCGGCTTAGCCGATTTTCGCTGGTGGGCTGAGTCTTCCACTCAGGTTCAAACCCCACGTATTTGGTTTCGGCACCCTTGGGGTTTAGTCTTTTGATTTCGTTTGATTTAGCCATAATATCTATTATAAAATAAAATTTGTTAAATGTCAACCGCCCAGTAGAGTAGCAAAGGTTATGTGTTGTTCTAGATTAGTTAAAAGATCTTCTACTGTTTTAATCAGTTCTTGATATCGCGATGTTTGTTTTTTAAGTCGACGACACTCTACGCTTTCCATATCTGCTCTCACTATAGCAACATCAATGGTTTTGACCATTTTAAGTAGGTCCCGCCGGGCTATTTTGTTTTTAACTGTGGCAATTTGCCGTTCGGCGCGATCCAAGCGTTGAAATAATTCGTCCATTTTGTAATTATACTAGCTTTTGAATTACTAGTCAATAATGCCCATAAATACATGACTATGCCACGCTTATCGCTATACCGCCCTAATAGAACCAACGACTATCAATTTCTCGACCGCACAATTAGTGAAATGTACACCGTTGGCGGGCTTGACGTTTATGTTCACAAATATCTAGGTCCCAAGACAGGAGATGCCGGAAATAATGATGCCACACTACCTGTGTATGATACCACTAATCCCTTGTTTGTCGAAGATCTATTGTTGGGCGAGAACCGAGATCGCTCGTACGACCCGGATGTTTTTATTATGCGTGGTGTATATCGTGTTCAAGATATTGATTTTGATTTAAGTCAATTTGGACTATTTTTAAACAATGACACATTGTTTATTACTTTTCACTACAATGACATGATTGATACATTTGGTCGCAAACTCATGTCAGGCGATGTTTTGGAATTTCCTAATTTAAAAGATTACAATCCTCTTGATACCAGTTTATCAAAAGCATTACCACGGTATTATGTTATTCAAGATGCTGCATTTGCCAGCGAAGGATTTTCAGTTACTTGGTTACCACATTTGTGGAGAGTCAAAGCAACTCCACTGGTAAATGCGCAAGAATTTCAAGATATTGTAAATCAACCGTTCATGCCACCAAACATTTGGGATTCGGGAAATTTTTATCCCAACGGAGAAATTGTACAGGACGGCAACCAATATTATCAAGCGGCGCAAAATGTTCCGCCCGGAACACCTATTACTGATACAAACTACTGGACACCAATTGACCATCCTACCACAGTCGGCGATGTTGATAGTACTCGTCCAAAAGATCTTGTCATTAACGATGCCATACTAACTCAAGCCTATGCCGAAGTTCCACTGTCTGGATACAGTACTGTAAAATTTTATATTTTACCAACTGGGTTAAACGGTGAGCCAGATTCTCCAGGATTAAACACCAGCATGGGCGATCCTACGACCGATGGTAGCCAAACCGGCGAAGGCACTAGTCCCACATCGTTTGGTTATACTATGGGCTATCTAACAGGCAGTGTGGATCCTGAAACCGATTATTTAATTCCACCTAATGGCCTGCCGGTCACACCTGGAGTAAATTTTCCATCCAATCCAGTCACTGGTGATTATGCCTTACGGTTAGATTACTTTCCCAATCGTTTGTTCCGATATGATGGAGCTAAATGGATCAAAATTGAAGAAAATGTTCGGACCGATCTTGACTTGGCACAGGGTGCTCTTACTCAGCGAGCCAGCTTTGTTAATAACACCTACACGGTATCCACCACAGATATGGGCAATATACCAAGTCGTCAGAGTCTCAGTGAAATCCTTAAACCGCAAGCCGACAATGGCGATCAAGGCGGTAATATTACACCACCTAACCCAAGACCTCCAGGAAGATAACTCATGGTTCAATTTTTTTACGACGAACAGATACGTCGGTTCTTGTTACAGTTTGCTAGAATTTTTAGCAATTTTCAAGTTGAATATGGTCGCAACGAGGAAGGAACCAACCATACCTTGATTCGAGTTCCTGTAAAATATGGCGATTGGTCCAGGCAGGCGCAAACAGTTTTGCAAAATAACAGTGCAAGCACCATGCCTAGCACCCCACAGATGACATTTTACATAACCAAGTTGGAGTATGATCGTCCTAGAATTCAGGAACCTAATTTTGTGAGTACCATAAGTGTTCGGCAACGCACATACGATTCCAATACCGACACCTACGAAACTACACAAGGAAACGCATTTACTATCGATCGTCTCATGCCGGTACCGTTTAAACTGACACTAAACTTGGATATATGGACTAGTAATACCAATCAAAAAATGCAATTATTAGAACAAATTCTTGTGTTGTTTAATCCATCTTTAGAAATACAAAGCACAGATAATTATATCGACTGGACCAGTTTGACCACTTGTGATCTTGAAAACGTAACCTGGACCAGCCGCACTATCCCAGTTGGTACCGACAATCCGATTGACATAGCTACCTTAACATTCGGCGTTCCTATTTGGATCAGTAGTCCTGCTAAAGTTAAAAAATTGGGTGTGGTTGAACGTATTGTTGCAAACATTTTTGACAGCAACGGCGATGCAAGTAACGCTATATTGGACAACGATTTACTGCTCGGTACCAGACAAATTTTTACACCGTATGGATATCAGGTACTGTTAATCAACAACAAGTTGCAGGCATTAAGATCACAAGATGTAGTCGATCAACCAAATTATAGTTTAACACCACCGGACTCCCCACAAACCAATTTAATGTGGAGCTCAATAATTGACATGTATGGAACTTTACGGCCGGGAATCAGCTATGTAAGTTTAGAGCAAGAAGATGGCACAGAAGTAATTGGAACTGTAGCATTTGATCCAACTGACGATCGATTTTTATTATTCACTGTTGACGAAAACACTGTTCCAGGAAACACATTGCCTCCGTTAAATGCTGTGATCAATCCGTTAAGAAATGGTCCAGGAGATGGGTTGGTGCCAGCTGCTGCTGGACAACGTTATCTTTTTACCGAAGCAACCGGCACGTGGGATCAGGGAAACGCTGCTGCATGGGAAGGACTACAAGGACAACCCCTAGTAGCTCATGCCAACGACATTGTTGAATATGATGGACAAAGATGGACTGTGGCATTTGACTCAACATCTAGTCCAAACAATCAACAATATGTAACCAATATTACCACAGGCATTCAATACGAATGGACTGGAAAATCTTGGATCAAATCATATCAAGGACTGTACCCAGGAGGCGCATGGAATCTAGTGCTGTAAATGCTGTGGGAATTTGGTTTTATTCCATAGCCACCCAACGATACTTGTATCTTATGCGTAACGATCCCAAACACCCAGATACCTGGGGATTACCGGGCGGTCGAATTGAAGAAGGCGAAACATTGATCAATGCTATTG